CACATAAAAGATAAAGTTGCAGAATATGAAAAATTCAGTATTATTAAAGATAATGAAACTGCTAAAAAAGTGACTATGAAAATTATAAAAAAACTCGCGACTATAGGTAGCGCAATACAGAGCGTTGTTAAAGATATAGACGACCTCGCCGTACCAGGGATCGGTACGCGTACTCCTGAAGATCACGCATAAAATGTTCAAACAGATAATCCTGTCTTTAATTAAGACTGTTGCTGTTGCTACAGCTCTAAGTTTAATAATCAGTCACGCATTTTCTTTAGTGTTTTTAGATTGGTTTTTAGTTTGTATAGCAGCTCAGTTTATTATGTTTTACATGTGGAATTCATTTTTAGAATATCGTTTAAATGTCGCACGGGAACGTGAAGAGACAGAACGAATCACATCATTTATGGAACAAGGCGTGGATGCAATCTGCGCATATTGTAATGCATCGAACTTCATACCAATAAAACTTGATGATGATAATGAATTTAATTGTACAGAATGTAACAAAGATAACTCCGTTTATGTTGATATAACCATAGCACAAAAAACACAAATTATAGACAAACAGTCATTAAATGTGAGTTCATATGTAAAGGAAAAAATTGATGCAACAAAAACAATCAGAAGAAAATAACTTAGTTATAGAGCAAGCAACAAGTAAACCTGCGACTACAATCGTTCCGGATGCCAGTAGTGACGTAATGTCGTTCAATACACTCAACAAGACACTCTTCAATTTCTTTCGGCAGAAGGATTATGAATGTTTTGAGAGCTTCAAGCAAGGTTACAGTAAAAATATCAGTGAAGATTATACAAATATTGATTTGTTGTGCAATTTGAACGATTTAGTGTATAATTATTGCTCATCTAAAAGAATGTCTCCAGAGGAAAAGAAAAATTTCAAACAATTATGCCAAGGTATACAAATGTTAAATAAATCATTAAAGCAATACGATACGAACGATAGTGACAAAGTATTTGTAGCAAATCTAGCTGGATATCTTTTGAAAGTAATTAAAAATTTTTACCATGATTGATATAGAGAAACACAAAAATACATACAGAGAGTTTGACTCTCTAAACAAAAAAGATACAACACATGTCCTGTCTGAATATGAGGTAGCGAGATGGATGTCGCTCATTGAGGCTGTTGACATTATTGATCAAAAATCAAAACAACTAGGTGTCAAGAGTAGTAACGTCAATTGGGTTAAACCAATAGCAATACAAAAATATATTGATGAACGTACGGAAAGCATGCTATTTGAAATTGAATCAGACTTACAAAAAGAAAAGCTGTGCACTACATACCAGGAGTAACTATAACTATCTCCGATAGATCTGTTGGTAGAATACAACCTGGTATGACCAGCAGTCAAATCCGAGACATGAAATCATCGCGTGGTACGCTATTTAAAAAACAGAGAGAACAATTAAAACACAATCTACCGTACACACTTGTACGAGTTCATAAAAATGAACATAACAAGGTGTGTTATGTTTTTACCGCCCCTGGCGAATCAAGAATCACACTAGAGTTCGACAATCTGAGCCAAGGTGATCGATTCATCAGTGAAATCAAAGGAGAAACTATACCCAATTACAGTAACAGTATAATTGATCGTACAGACTAGTCATCAACATAACCACCGTAAATATCATCATAGTCACCATACACACTGTAATCAAAGATGTTTCTACTCTGCCGGTCAACATCATTAAAATATAGTGTGTCATCTTCTGTTTCATACTCGTAACCATAATCATCGGCGCTCAATCCTCCATGATATGTATCGTCTGTTGGTTGCTCTAATGCTGGTTCTCGTGTGATACCTTGCTCATAACTATAATCGAAGCGCTTACCCTTAATCAGCCACACGTAATGACCTAACAATGGATTCATCAATTCAACATCTTGGTCCAATCTTTCAGTTATTTCAAACTTTTTAGGACCTCTCCCTCCCGGTCGACTACAACCGAACTCCGACAGTTCTATAACATCTCCAGCTTTAGGTTCTGGATACGGATTGTCTGTAGAACTCATGGCCAGCGTGTAACTCTCGATAGGAATAAAACCAGTGAGTTCATCATCAGCCATCAAGCCGAATTTTTGTAACACCACACTATTTTCATTCAAGGTTAATGCAAAAATAAGCTTCTTCGGGTCCGAGAACACTTGTGTCGGTTCTTCACCATACAATGGATCCATTGTGTCTGTTGTTGTGTTGTTTGTATAAAAATCTACAATCGTACCATACTGATATATTTGTTCTAACCACCAACCCTTGTAGTTTTCTCTTTCATTAACATTTGCTTGTTTATCTAGAAAACGAAAACCGCAATTATTTTTAAAAATATCATCCAACTCACTCATGTCTTTTTTGTCAATTTGTAAACTTTTTGTATACCTGTCTTATCTACGTGTACAACCATCCCAGAATTACCTAACTCCTTAGGTTCATCGTCTGTAAGATCGATTTGATATTCTTTTTTGATATACTGTATATCCATGGGTGACAAGATTTTTGTATTCGCCTGGTTGCTTCTGATAGCTTCTATTTTGCTGTTTAACTCACCACGCTCCACTCGCTCACCATTCTTCAATCTGTATTGATACTGCCCTGCAACTTGGTGCTGGTTCTTGTTTGTAGGATTAACACTCACACGATCATGTTTAGCGTTACGTGCATCTGGTCCATTATGTTGCAAGCTGCTGAACTCATCTAATTGTCTCCAAAACGATTGTTCGTATAGTGTCATCGATAATATTTATAAAAAAAGCCGTTCAAATGAACGGCTCTTTTATTTTTAGTTGGTGGGGGAAATTTTTTTATTTGAGCAAACCGGAACTTTTTGGATTATGAACCTTGTTATCCTTACCTTGTAGTTTTGCTTTACCATCCGCTAAAGGTTTCGGTTCTGGATCTTCTTTAACATCGCCACCGTCAGCTTTGCCACCATCAGCTGTCAAAGCTACTTTGTTGTCATGACCGGTCATTTTTCCAGTACCATCTGCACAAGCTTTTGGTTCTGGTTCTGATACAACAGCATCACCTAGCATACTATCTTCACCCTCGTCATCCATATCTTCAATGGAATCCATCTCTTCATCATCTCCACCGAGTTGATCCATCAGTACGTCATGAAGTTTTTCTGCTATATCCCGGGGTAGTGTGAATGTAACTTCATCTCCACCAAGATCAAGGCTATCACCACTTTCGGTGTCCTCTCCGCCGGCATCTAACTCATCGTTCATACCGTCCAGGTCACCAAAAGGATCATCACCTTCCATGATTGTGTCATATAATTTATCAAAAATGTTTTTAGGTTCGTTGCTCATAATTCTAGAATTATTTATTTGTTCGTTGACATTTTTCCCGGATTTTTTTCCCTTTTCTAACCGTTCACTAATTTTCTTCACATACAGCTCATTTTCGTCATCCGGTTCGATTGCATCCTCATCCGCATTTTCCGGCCTGTTTTCTTCTGGTTTGAGCTGATGCGCTAGTTCAGAATCTCCTAGGACCTCCGGACAATCACCTTTTTTCCAGACTTTGTTGTCTTCATTATTTTCATACAGTGTGGTATACATACTCTCTAGTGCCTTGATATCTTTAGTTTCGTTCACATAAATACTTATTGATAATGTCTACTAAATCTCAAACTACCGGAAAAAAACAACAAGTTAATTCAAAGCACTTGTATTTAGGTAATAAAAATCTACCTACCGAAAAGGCTGAATTTGAATGGTCACCCAAAATGGTGTCAGATCTCAAGAAATGTGAGAAAAACTTATTATTCTTTGCAGAAAATTTCTTCACTATAATAAATCTGGACAGAGGCAGGGAAAAGATTTCACTACATAAATGCCAAAAACGTGTTTTAAGAGCGTTGAGAGACAATCGATTCAATATTGTGTTAGCGAGCCGACAGGTCGGCAAAACGACCATGATGACAATATACACACTCTGGGTGGCATGTTTCAGTGAGGATCAACGAATATTAGTAGTAGCCAATAAAGAGCAGACCGCCATAAACATATTTAAAAGAATACGTTTAGCGTATGAACAACTACCAAACTGGCTCAAACCCGGGGTGGTGGAGTATGGTAAAACCAGCATGACTCTCACGAATGGTAGTAGTATCGGCATCTCAACTACCAGTAGCGACGCTGGAAGAGGAGATAGTTGTAACTGCTTAGTGCTAGACGAGCTAGCCTTCATCGATAATCATTTAGTTGAAAGTTTTTGGAAATCTGTGTACCCTATAATATCATCTAGTAAGAAGAGTAAAATATTCATCGCCAGCACCCCTAACGGTACTGGTAATCTGTTTCATGATATATATAGTAACGCAGTCAAAGGTAACAACAACTGGACATCTAGTCGAATCGATTGGTGGGAGATCCCTGGAAGAGACGATAAATGGAAACAAGACACGATCAAATCACTCGGTAGCACACAAATATTCGATCAAGAATTCGGTTGTCAGTTCATCGAAACTGGAGAGAGTGTTCTGGATGATGAGTTAATCCGGAAAACCTCATTAACAATATCCAAACCAACACATATATTTGAAGATGGTGATTATCACGTTTGGAAACTACCGGATGACACCAGAACATATTCAGTTGGCGTGGACATCGCAGAAGGTGTTGGAGACGCCGCTAGTGTGATTCAGGTTCTAGACATAACAGATCTCACAGAAATTGAGCAAGTCGCAATCTACCATAGCAATCAAATAAGCCCGTATAATTTTACTACCAAACTACTGGAAATATTACAACAATGGGGCAGTCCGCCGGCGTTGATTGAACGTAACAATTGCGGCGCACAGGTGGTGGACACACTTGCCAATGTACACGGTTATGAGAACATAGTGAACTATTCTCCTAGTAAAAATCAACCAATCGAAAGACCAGGAGTGATAGCACACACAAACACAAAATACAAAGGTGTGATGAACATGAAATACTGGTTAAGTGAGATATACTCTGTCGTATTACATGATAATGAAACATTAGAAGAGCTAAAAACATTCGTGAGATACCCAAACGGAACATGGAAAGCAATCAAAGGAACAAGCGTGCAGGACGACCGAGTAATGAGTTTGATATGGGCTCTGATGATACTTGAAACCGGTATCACCGAGCAGTATTTCGAAGTTGTTGAAACAGACAAGCACAACAAACCGGCAATAATTGATCGATTGGATTATGGTGAGAGATATTTTAGCAACACATTATCAATGTATCAAGACGAGGTGAGATCCAATTACAGCACGTTACCTATATATATTGACAGTGACAACGGCGATGACCCTACATTTTATGACAAAGAAGTTACAGACCTACAAGAACAAGGATGGACATTTTTATGAGTGATTTGATACAACAATCTGTTTACAACAAGAGCCGCAAAGATAAATTTACTTTTGTACTCACACTACCGGATGCAATGAAAGATATCGCGTATTCTCAACCGGAGAACCGGCAGGATGATCGAGTGATACCTGACACCCTACAATTTAGTGTGTATGGTGTGGTGTTACCATCCATACAAGTGGGTAGTGGAGAGATACGATATGGAGGGCAAGCTGTGAAATTCAGCTCACACAGTCGCCCGGCATACACTAATGTCACTGTAAACTTCACCATTGACAACCGATTCAACAACTATTGGGTCATCTGGAAATGGTTAGACATTATGAATGATGATAATGATAGTGTGTTTAGCAAAGGAGATCCAGTGTCAATGACTGAATCTATGTTTAAGAAATATCAAGGTGCAGCTAGCTTGTACCCTAAGGATGAATACAACAAGTCTGTGATGAGATTCGATTATTTTGGATTGATACCAGTGAGTTTAGGTCAGATTGATTACAATTATCGCTCACCGGATCCAATAGACACAACGTTTGAATTCTCTTTTTCTAAGCTCACCCCAATTTTGTTGTAACATTTTTAACAAAACCTGTCTGCAGAATCATAAATAATTTTAGAAAGCAACAATTATGGCAAGAACAATACAATCTCCTGGAGTAGAAGTCAAAGAAGTAGATCTCTCTTTGCGACCTAATTTACCTGTCGGAACCACGGTGTTTATCCCTGGATTTGCGAATCAAGGACCCACAGACGAGCTGCTGACAATAAGCAGCTTGAGTGAGTTCGAGCAAGTCTATGGATTGCCCCAGAACTCAGCTGAACGGTACATGTACCACACGGTCAAAGCGGTGTTTCAAAGCCCCGCCAACGT